TCACTTGGATCATGCTGTAAGGCCCCACGACCTCGATCTTGTCTACTTCTTGCGCTTCGCTGAGCATGGCAAATCCTCGTTAAGATGTCCGGTACATAATGCTGAAAATTATCCGGGAATACGTTCGCCCAAACTGGTCCGTGGTCATAGGCCATATAATGTCGCTAAAAACCGCTGCTCCAAAAGAGTCTCTATTACCGCCGCTTATCGCAAGGTTTGTGCCCGGATAGCCCCAAGTAGGCATACCTGTTCCCGACGTGAGTGCTGTAAAAGGTAAGCCTCGGATATAAGTATCTGTGCCTGCTGGCTGGGTATAACCGCTAGTGAAAAGTTCTATGGTCACAAAGACCATATCTCCGACCTTTATATATTGGCCGTCTCCGGGGGTAATGGTCCCACTGTGGCCGGAGGGGGTAATAAGCGAAACCGACCACGTCCCCTCTTCGTAATCGCTCAGGAGGTTCGCGGAGGTCGTGCCGCCAAGGTAAGCCCCGCCGGACAGGTAGAGGTCCTGCCAGCGCTTGGTGGAAGAGCCGAGGTCGTTGTTGTCGTCGGTCGTAGGCGCTACGTCAGTACCGATGGAGGTGAAATCCGGGGTAGACCCGTCTACATAGGCCTTGATCGACTGCTGAGTTGCGAGCGCAGTATCGCTATCTGACGCCATGTTGTCTTCGTCGAGGATGGCCGTGACCGTGGCGCCTGAAGCAAGCGAAACGCCCTCTGCCCGCAAGCTGTTGAAGACGTTCGTTACCGTAGCGCCGACACCGGCACCGTCGAACTTGAGGACAACATCTTTACCATTAGGGATTTCGAAGTCGTTTGACGCGTTATAGGTGCCTTGAAACACGATAACGCTGCGGCCACCGGACAAGCTGTTCCGCATAAATACGATCTTTTCTGCATCGTTGGGCGTGAGCTGCACATAGGCCGTAGCCCCAAGATCGCCACCGTCCACAAACTCGATTAGCTTGTTTCGCCCAGCAGACGTAGCGCCGTCCGTGATGGGTAGGGTATTGGGGGAGCTAGAGTCACCGGGGACAGCAAGGGTCTCGGTATGGACGCCGTTGATACCTTGGTCGATGATGTCGAGGTTAGTGTTGGTCGTAGTACCCCACACCCCCGTTTGTGCACCGGACTCGATCTTCTCGATGCCCAGATTGGTGGTATATGTACTCGGCATGTCCTAATCCTCTAGCTAAGCCGCTACGTCGGTCCAATCAGGTGTAACACCGGGCACTACATCTACCCAGATACCGCCAGACGGGTTTATATCATTCCACGAATTACCGGGCGTTGGTACTATATCACCCCACACGTTAACAGTACCCACTTGCCCCGTTCCCGCTACACCTATCGGGAATACATTGGCCGTGCCTGTTACTGTTACGTCGCCTACAGCCCCAGTAGCTGCAAGGCCAGTGGGTTTGATAGTCTGTCCAAGGGCGACAAAGACCGTGCCGACAGCGCCGGTAGCCTCAAGGCCCGTAGTGGGGACGTTGGCATCAGCAGCAATATCTACGCTACCAACTGCTCCCGTACCGGCCTCACCGGTAACGTCAACGACAGCCGCTGCATCAACAACGACCGTACCGACCGCGCCGGTAGCCTCAAGCCCCGTAGCAGGTACATCCGCATTAGCCTGTACTGTTACAGTACCAACTGCCCCCGTACCGGCCTCACCGGTAACGTCAACAACAGACTCCGCAACAATAACTACAGAGCCAACCGCGCCAGCAGCCGAGAGTCCGGTGGTGGGTACATTCGCGTCCGCAGAAACTACAACCGAGCCTACGGCTCCAGTAGCGGCAACACCTGTGACGGCGACAAACGCTTCTGTGGATACAGCGACCGAGCCGACCGCGCCCGTGCCCGCAGAGCCATCGACCTCCATAACAAGGATAGGTCGGCCCCACGAGCCAGCGCCCCAGCCAGCTCTGCCCCAGCCCGCGTATAGCGTTGACGACGCCATTTACATGCCCTTAGGCGATGCGAATGATGGCGTTGGAAGCGTCAGCAGTCGGGAACTGGATGGTGAAATCACCTGCCGTAGACGTTTTGTCCGAACCGAAGTCCAGCACAACCACAGCAGCATCAGCCTCAGTGCTGTTGTAGATCAGCGCACCGCGAGCCGTGATAGACGCAGAGGACCACGTCGTATCGGCAAAATCGGTGAACGCCGTCGTGCCAGAGCTGGTCGGAGTCACGTTCGTGAGCGTGTTGCCCCCAGCCGTGTACCCAGTGCCCGACGTTTCATTCGTCGTGCTGTACGCCGTAGTGGCCGCACCGAGGGTAGCCGAGCTGGTGAACAACGCGATCTTGAACGTATCGCCCGTCCCGTTGGTGAAGTCGTGCGTGCCGGTTAAGAGCTGAGTCTTAAACGACGTGCACATTGCTTGAGTAATCGCCACGTCATAGCCTCCTTATGGCATCCGCTAATTCGGGGTGCCCTGCCTCAATTAAGGCATTGTAGATAGTTGTCCGGTCACTGGAAATGGCCTCACGCATGTAGTGCGCTACCACCTTCCCCATGTCCGCCTTGAACGCTTTAGCCTGATCTCGGATCAGGGGGTGTGCAGTTTCGGACACACTCATCAGCCTATCGACGCAACGCCCGGCTACTTCTTCTGGCGTGAACCCCCGATTATTCGTCGTGTGTACGGTGACGATAGGTTCGGAGGAGACCGAAACATCTACGCTAAACATTAACTCACCGGCATCCTGTATTGCCCAGAACGATAAGCGTCCTCGCGCAGTTTGCCATCTCCGAGTTGCTTCAGCAGGGTCAGGGACAACGCAAACATCTTATCGTAATTCTGCACAATATCGGGCTCGGCCTTCATAAACCGCGCAGCCTGCACTAATGCGGCGTTAAGGAGCGCGGAATCAAACTCTTCACCTAGCCACGTCGTGCCCGCCGTTACGATGGACTCGGGGTAGTAACCGTAATGCAGCTCGACCGTATAGGTGGAGTCAGGCGTCGGGCCTACGATAAAGAAGTCGTCATCAAAGAACGCATAGTGCTGGGGCAGGCCTGTGCCTGAGGACGCCGGGTAAGCCTCACGGATGAAGTTCACGTCCTTGTTCAGCAGGTACTGGTAGTCCCCAGAGCCATCCACCGCCGCCAGACTGTAGGCGTAGAGGAAGTCCGAGGGCAGCGCCAGATACTGATTGCCTACCGTGAAGTTACTTGTGGCGTTACGGCGTAGGGCGGGAATCTGAACAGAATTATAGATGATCTGCTCAGCCTGCTCCGTGAACATAGCGAGCTGATCGTCCGTGAAAGTCGTTTCACAGATGTCCTGAATGTTGGTCTTCAGCTCGGTGTAGTTCATGACTTACGCCCTATGCCATCGGCCCACGGGCCATGGTGCCCTTGGTAGCTGCGCCCGTACCACGAATCTTGATCCCAGACGTTTTCATATTGATCGGCTGGTTGATCTTCGGACTCGGAACTTTCTTGATCTTGCCGGTGTCTTTAACTTTCATGACCTACTCCTAACTCGTTGTGACGGTCACTGTACCAACAAACCCCGCACAAGGCGCGGGCTGTAACGGGACAATAATAGCGCGACTCTGCGCGTATTCAGCACTGTCTGGGCGCGGGTTACGGATAGCCTGCGGGTCATCCACCGGGTACTCGCCCAACTGCAACTGCGGCTGATCCGGGTCCCAGCACTCAGGACAAGCCTTAATGTTCGTATCGCGGCGCTTTACGAAGACGTTCCGTAGCTCGCGCAGCTTGTACTGAAAGCCGCAGACATCGCAGATACCGAGGGCCCGCTGGCTAGAAGCGAACCGGTTACCCATTAGATGCGTCCTATGCGCGGCACAAAGCGGGCGTTGGTCTTCACCCGATCTTCGCTTGCGGCGCGGTCAAACTCTTCCTCGTACATAGCCTTCAGGATCGGGATACGCGGCTGCAGCTCCGGCACCTTCATAGCGATATGGTACGCCAGCCCTGCCACCAAGCAGGGGAGGAACCGGAAGGGCATATCCGGCGTCTGCACGCCTCGGCCTGCGTCCTCGATGCGGCGCATCCGCCAGTATTTGAAGGTGTAGTTGTTGCTGTCTGGCACCGGCCATATGTTGATACGCGGTGCGTCTTCAAGCCGCTCAATCCAAAACTGAATCGGGCGCCCCGTAACATTCTTGTTCGGGATGGAGGCGTAGGTGCTGACGCTGATCCGGTTGATGGCCAGGTCCTGCTGCGTCGTACCACTTCCCGTACGGATCACTTGTTCCAGTAGGTCAACGGTATCGGCGGGGAGGCTGTACTGGGCAGTTCCGCTAACGAGGCTTACCGTGCCCTCGTCGATGGTCCAGAGGTTTAGGCCCCGGTTCTGCCACTCGATGGTCATGAGGTTCATGGAGCGACGAGCAGTACGCAGGTCGTAACCAGAACGCATTTCCCGTCCGGCACGCTCCCATGCTTCCTCGGCGATCTCCGTGAAGTCCATGTTGAACGCTGTTGTACCGGACGTTGCCATTTACTTCTTCCTCTGCAGAGGCTTCACACGGCGGGGTTTGCCTGCTGGCTGACCGAGACTCTTCTTCTGCGACACCCTGCTCTTCTTCTCAGCAGCCGTCATCTCTGACGCCGTTTTGGGCGTCTTTGACGACACGCGTTTGCTCGGGCGGCAGTACGGAGTCCCGCGCTTCTCACCCTTCTGGCGACCACACTCTTTACCGGTTCGGACATCCTTCCAGTCCTCTTTGAACCAGCGCTTGAGGGCGGCGCCCTTAGCTGTCTTACGAACCGCCACTAGCTTTCTTCCGGCACTTGGCGATGGCGCCCGATGCGTAGGCGGACGGGAAGACCTTATACTGCCGCTTCACCTTGCGGTAGCACGCGTCCTTCACCGTTCCGCCTTTCTTGTAATAGCAGCGCATTACGCACCCTTCATCTTAATCATACGGGCCTTACCGTGACCCCGTGCAGCGCGCCCACAACCACGAACAGCGCCGCCTTTCTTCATGCCTTCGCCTTGTAGACGACGCATACGGTCACCGGACATGGCCTCACGGACTCCACGAGCTGCGGTGTCCATATCGGTGCTGGCACGCTCGTTGTAGCTCTTACGAGCGGCTTTCGCGGCTTCTGCGCGGGGCTCGACAACGGACTTAACCGCTTCCGCACCTAGCTCCGTAGCGCCGAGTACGCCAGACAAACGTCCAAGGCCCTTGAGCGCACCACGACCTATACGCTTCATCGCCTCTTCACCAGCCTTACGGCCCGCACGTTGTGCAGCAAGGTCTTTAACGCCCGCTTTGGCAAGCTCACGTTGGCGGCGGCGAGCAATGTTGGTGTTAGTGCGGCGCTCAATACCGACCTGCTCATCACGCAGGTTCGGGTTCTTTTGGCGGCGCTCGACCTCAGCTTTAGACACGGCGGAGGGCGGGGTCTGGCTCCGCGTCCGCTTCATCATCTTCCGCTGGACTTTGGACGTGTTAGGTCCTGCTACGCTACGAGGCATGGAGGTTCTCCTTAACAAATTTTGCAGGGGCGAACACCTTTCTTCGCCATACCTGCGCCACGGACCTTGCCGCCCATAGCCATGGCTTTGGGCTTAGCCTTACCCTTCGATTTGAGCATGCACTTGCCTTTGGCGGCACATGCAGCTTCGTTAGGGCATGCAGCGCAGGGCTTAAACCCCGTCATGCCACCTTGAGCCATATTACGCTTCGATCCGCAATCCATCTTTTTGTCCTCGCGCTCAAACTCTTTACCCACGGATTGTGGGATGTCGACTTTCTTTGCGAACTTCGGGTTATTGGCGACTGCAGCCATCAAACGCTTTTGCTTGTCGCTTGTCGATGGCATTACCACTTAACCTTGTCGGCCCAATAGGCCGCGCTCATCTTGCCTTTCTTGATGTTCCGCGAGTGTCGAGCCTTGAAGGACGCCCGCTTTTTCTTCATGCGCTCTGACTCACCCGCTTTGGGTTTGCCCGCAGTCTTCGCACCTTGCTCGCCGAAGCGAATGACCTTTTCCTTACCACCCTCGCAAGCCTTCACAACGTGGGACTTTTTCGGGTGACCGGGAGTACGGCGGGGCTTGTTGCAGGCCATCTTAGCCTTCTCAACGCGCCCCCCTGATGCGTAGTAACGGCGCATTAGCTGTAGAACACCGTCATGGCCGTGATGTTGGTCATCGCAGTGATGAACACATCAGACTCAAAACGTATACCCCAGTCGGGGATGTTCACAGAGTGAGAGTCAGACGCAAGAAAATCGATGTCCAAAAGAGTTGGACCCCCATCACCGTCAGTGATGGTCAAGCGTCCTGCCCCCGCCCCTGTCAGAACTTGCACCTGACGAACCCGCGCCGGGCCTACTGCGAGAGAGGCTGCGGCGGTAATTCGCTTGGCGCGTACGTCTGAATTAGACATGGGGTAGCTCCTTAGCCAGCGGAGACGCTGAGAGTTCCGCCGTTGTTCCAGAGAGCACCAGCAACACCGGGGTCAGAAGTCGGGACGACAAACACGTTAGCCGTGCCTTGAGCGTCGAGGTTCCCGCCGATGGTGGCATCAGTGCCGTAGGTGGAGTTAACCGTAACAGCGCCGGTACCAGCAGCTTTGGTGATGGACTGAAAGCCGTTTTCGGACCGAACCGGACCGTTGAACGTAGTGTTAGCCATGGGAATCTCCTGTCGTGGCTAGTGTCAGACTCAGGTGAGCCTGTCAGGGATTAAGCTCTTTTATACACCTCACAACATGTTACTGCAAATAATAAAAAGGGGGCCCGAAGGCCCCCCTAGGTACTGCTCGGTTTCGCTTAGCTTGCGCCGGGCGAACCGAAGATGCCCAGCGGGTCGGAGACGCCGAAGGAGTAGCGCTCGCGAGCCTTGTAACGGGCGTTGCCGGTGTCGAAGTCGGCGTCCATGGACGTTGCCATGGGGGTCCGCACGAAGTGCTTCAGGCCGTTCG